ATCGTCTTCGCCTGCGTCGAGTCGATCTTCTGATCCGACGTCAGCACCGCCGACGGGGTCGCGCCGTTGGCGAACCACTCCGCGCCGAACGTCTGCGCGGCCAGCGCAACCCCGACGCTCGACGCCGCGAACGCGATCGGGCTCAGCCCGAGTGGCTGACCGGGGAAGCTGTTCGCCCGCTCCAACCACAGGTCCGCCGTGTCGACACCCTTGCCGTTCACCCGGTAGCCCATCCCACCGCTGGACAGCCGGCCGTAGGTCACAGTGTCCGGGTTCTGCAGCTCGATCTGGCGCGGGTAGCCCAGCCCGTCCCGGGCGACCACGATCCCCGCCGAGAACCCGCGCAGGTCGAGGCTCACCTGGGAGGCGAACAGCCACTCCTCCAGGTACATGCGGTCCCCGCCAGGGGTCGTCAGCACCGGCGGCTTGCTGATCTGGTACGGCACACCACCGGGGAGCTTTCGGTACAGGTCCAGCGGCATCGTGCTCAGCAGGTCCGCGCGGAGCATCACGCACGACCACACCGCCGACAGGGTCAGCGCCGTCGACACTGTGACGCGCTGGCCGGCCGTGCTCCGGCCGCCACCCTGACGGGGCGGGAACAGCGGCTGCCCGGGGTCGCCGATGTCCCGGACGCTGGTGTGACGGCGGAAGATCGCTCCCACGCCTACTCCTGCGCGTCCTGGACCAGCAGCAGCCCACCAGCGACGACCAGGCCGACAGGCAGCCCGCCCAGCTCACCAGCACCCACCGACACCAGCAGCGCGCCCACGTAGCCACGCCACCCCGACACGAGATGACCGGCACCGGCGGTGAGCACACCCAGGGTCCTGCGCATGGTCGCCTCCGCTCAGTAGATGCTCTGGGTCACGTCGATCGCACCGACCAGCGCCCCATCAGCGATCGCGTCCGCGCGTGCCTCAACCGCCAGCACCGCCGCCACCGTCGCGTCGATCTTGCGGGCCTTCGAGTGCTTGCCGATCTGCGTGCCAGCCCGGGTCGACACCCGACGGGTGTTACCGACGTGCCGATTCAGGTCCGGGTCGTCGGTGTGCCGGAGCTCCGCCGAGATCACGGCGCTGTGGAAACGCTCCAGGGCCTGCACCATCCGGCGCGGGCTGTTCGTCCAGAACTCCTCCACCCGCTTCGGCCACTCGGCGGACCATGCGTCCACGTCGTCCTGCCACAACGGCGGGTCCGCCTTGAACAGCGCCACCTCGAACATCTCGAACGCCACGGCCACGGCCGCGCGGACCTCCACGCGGGGCACCTGCCAGTCATCGCCGGCCGGGCCGGCCGGGCGTTCCCACACCTGCAGGCACTGCACCAGGCCGTCAGAGAGCCGGCACGCCACCAGCGCGGTCGCGTCGTCGCGGCGGGACCCGTCGAAGCCGAGCCCCACCTGGTCGCCCGGCAGCAGCCGCTCCGGCGTCGCCAACGCCCGCCAACGCTCAAGGTCGATCCAACTGCCCTCGCTGGCCGTGATGATGTTCAGGAAGAACCGGGGGGCCTCCTCCGGCTGCTCCAACGCCTCGGACATGATGTCGGGCAGCGGCACCCACCAGCTGTCGCCGTACGCCAGCCGCAGCGCCTCCAGCAGCTCCGGTCCCTCGATGATCGGGACCGACGGCCCCGGCCGGTGATCGATCAGCACCGACTTCGAGCGACGCTCGTGCGTGCGCTGCGCCACCGACTGCTCACCCGGGTCGAAACAGTTCGTGGTCTCCACCGACCGGCCGCCCATGCCCGCGAGGTTCCGGCGCTGATTCGCCGCCAGCTTCACCCCGCCATTGCTGACCACCCACAGGTGCGTCTCGTCCTGACACACGAACGTCACCCGGTTCCCCAGCCGGCTGTTCGCCGACGCCGTCACCGGCTCGATACGCCCGCCCACACCGTTCTGCAGGAACACCCGCGACAAGCCGACGTCGAGGTCCCTGCGGTCGGCCAGCGGCCCCTCCGTCAGCATCGCGTACAGCGAGGCGAAGGTGTTGTCGGTCTGGTCCTCCGACGTCGCCGCGATCTGCACCCACGGTGTCGCCCACGGCCGGCCGACCGGCTCACCGGAGGCGTCCCACCCGGCCGGGAGCACCGGGCCGAGGAACTCCGCGGCCGAGATCGCCGCCAGCAGAGGCCCCTTGCCCCACTTCTGCGGGCGCATCAGCTGCCCGCGCCGGTAGATGAACCGCTGCGTCCCCGAGTCGAGCCGGTAGAAGTGGAGCAGGAACCGCAGCTGCTCGTCGGTCAGGACGAACGGCTCGCCCAGGTGGTCGCCATCGGGTACGACCAGATGCGCCTCAATCCAGTCGGCGACCTCGTAGCCGAGAGTGGCGAACTCCCCGGGCTCGCTCGGACCACGCCAACCGGCCACCTCAGCCCCCGTCGACCGCCTTCAACCGCCGCCGCGACGCCGGGCCCGCAGCGGCCCGGTCCGGGGCGCCAGCACCCACCTCCGGGTCACCGAGACTCATCCGCAGCCGCTGCCGGTCCGCCACAGTCGAGCCCAACGCGGCCATCCGCAGCCTGATCTCCGGCAAGTACTGGCGGGCGTTCACCGGGTCACGGTGCAGCTGGTCCTTCAGGATCGCGGTGTCCGCCAGGTGATCCCAGTCGCTCGGCAGCCACGTCGCCGCCTGCGGCCACGACGCCATCGCCTGCCACCACGCCAACGTCTTCGGGTGCCACCGGCCGCCGCGCTTGTAGAACGCCGGCATCGCGGGCGCCGACCCCTGAAAGCCACCCGCTGGCAGCACCGTCCCCGCCGGACCCTTGTGCCGCCGGACCCGCTGCCCCTCTGCCTTCGGAGGCGGACCCACACCGGCCACCGCGCCACCTCCCAGCATCTGACAGCCGCAGACCGTCAGCCAGAACGACGAACTGGTCGGACTGCATGTCCAGCACGTCGGCCAGCCGCGACTTCAGGTCCGCGGCCTGCACCGCGTCCAGATGTCCCGGGAACTCGACCACGTAGCGGCGCAGACCTCGCCGCCGCCACCACCTCGGGCGGCGGGGGAGCGGCGTCATCCGCGCTCGGACCTCGATGTCAACGTGACCGGCCTGTGCCATCGCCTGCAGCCTCCGATCTTCGAGGTGCAGCACCTCGGTTTGAGGGTGGTGCACCGAGCCCGCCGCGTCCCCACGGCGGGACGTGCGCGACGGGCTCGGTCACCATCGACGGCCCGGCGTGTGCGGGCCTCAGGGGGTAGCTGTGGTGGGCGCGTAGGCACCTACCCGGGGTCGGCTTTGGGTCCGCCTACGACGGGCCTGTGGAGCCGTCCGGGAAATCCGGTGAATGTGACGGGTCTGGCCTATTCTGTGACCACCAGACCCGCACATTTTGCGAGAGACCTGTGGATAAGGTCATGGGCGCCGCCACCCTCAAAAAAACGTCGCAGGCGCCGCATTCTTCATTGAGTTGTGTCGCCGACAGAGGCATTGAAGATTGGCGCGGTCGTCCGTGCCCCCCCGCGACCGAGGCACCACGTGATCACACGTCAGCGGGTTGCCTGCACTACCCGTGTGGCCGCACCACCGACACGCGCCCTCCTCGGCAATCACCCGTGCGCTGGTCCGCTGCCACTCCGCACCCAGGCCCCGCTCTGCCGTGGTGCCACGCGTCGCGTCGAGCTGCTGCTGCCGGAGGCGCGAGCACAGCGGGCACCGCGTGCCCAGGGTCTGCACCCCGCAGTCAAGGCAACGCCGCGGTGCCACCTACCCGACCGCCCGAGCCCCGCGACCATGACCATGCGGCCGTTGCATTACTTCGGCCAAGGACCGCCGCTCGGCGTGTCGCGCACGAGCCCGACGACGCCGGACCTCCTGGCTTGCCTTGACCTCACGCACTGAACCGCTCCCGTCGTCGTGGTTGACCTGGTCCTCGTCGCCGCCGGTCGCGCTCGCACAACGCCACCGCCAAGTCGTCGTAGAGCACGCGCTCACCGACCCGTACGGCCGGCTCAAGGTGGCCCCGGCGCACCCAGCTGCGCAGCGTGCTCGCCGAGCGGCCCACCCGGCTGGCCGCCCTCGGCCCGGTCATCAGCGCCATCAGAGCTCCACCGGGGGTCGCCGCGCGCCGAGTTGCCGCCACACTGGCCGTTCCACGCGGTGCAGGCGCAGTAGCTCAATCTCGGGGCGCGGCCAGCAGTACCTGCAGCTCTCGTGCGCTACCCAGGCGTCCTCTATCTCGCACACCGCACACACCGGACCGATCACCGGAGGGCCTCCTGTAGGGCTCGGTCGAGGGGGAGTCGGAGCCGGGGCCAGACCGGTGCCGGCCAGGTGTGGGGATCACCGCGACGGCACCCGCAGTGCGGGTCGGAGCAGACGCACAGGGCCTGGCCCGGCGGCCGGTTCGCCGCGCAGCGCAGCAACGGTGGGTCCGCGTCGACCTCGACCTCCAGCTGGCGCAGGTCGCACACCGGGCACCCGATCTTGGTCAGCTGGACCGTCCGGGGCTCATCGCCGAGCGCGGTGCGGACCAGCCGGGCCGCCACATGTGCCTCACCCGCGACGTGCTCCAGGATCAGGTCCAGGGGCCGCAGCGCGTCAAGGTGGGTTTGCAACCAGCGGGCCGCCATCGGGACCAGCTGGTCACGGTGGGCCGGCTGGCTCGGGACCGCGCACGCATCGACCACGGCGGCCAGCTGCTCCCGGACGTACTCCCGGCACTCCCACACCGTCTCGGTCACCAGCACGATCGTGTCGAGCACCCCGACATCGACTGGGGCCAGGCTCGCCCCCGGTGCGTCCGGCGCTGGCCGGCCGGCCTGCAACGCGTACGCCTGCAGCTCGGCCCGGTCCCGGGCACGCTCGGCCCGGTCCCGCTCGAAGACCCGCCCACCAGGTCGCAACGACACATGCGGCACCGACAGCGGCCGGCGCAGGGAACCGCCGGCGGCACGCGACGCCAACACCGCCGGCCACCCCTCCAACACCGTGCGCAGATCGTCGTAGGCCAACACCTCCAGCGACTCCCTCACCGGCCGGCCCCGGCAGCCGTCGCGCCGAGCTGCAACTGACCTGGCGCCCCCGCGAACGTCGCCCACGCGCGAGCGACACCACCCGACCCCGGGAACACGTCGATGAACTCGTCGCCCGGCTGCGCCCCCAGCAAGTCGAAGACCCACCGGCAGAATGGGGCCGGCTTCGCCCCGATCACCCACGCCGGGTCCGTCGTGCGCGGCCGAGGTACACACGACAGCACGTCCAACCGGTAGCCGTCCGGTCCGCCGGCGGGCTCGACGGCACGGCCCCCCACGTAGATCACCGGCTCCCAGCCGTTCAGCGGCCGCGCGGCACGACGGTTAGGCCGATGGCCGCGGTGCCAG